TGTAGACTTTTCTGTCCAAGTATCTCTTATTAATAAAAGATTTATTTCTTTCAAATTATTTTGAGAAGAGTGCATATACTTTGACTCCCCTAATTTCTCTAATAAATTCTTTACGAATATCAATATCCTTTTTATCATTTTTGATCCATTTAGGGTTTTTACTATTTAGCTTCCTTTTTTTAGGCATCTGTATTAAATTTTACAAATTTATAAATCGTAAATCCTATCGCTAGGCAAAGGGAAACGAAAGTCAATAGCTCATTGCACTCAGTCAAGCTAAATGCTATTGCAGTACTATTTGCTAGTCCTACTTGTAATGTGTCTTGAACCTCTCTCATTTGTTTTGGTTTTAGGCTTTTTATCCAAGTAGGATTTCAGCTTTGTTACGTTAATCGTTTTTGTCTTGTAGTGTTTCTTCATTAATTTATATTTCCTAAAATATTTCGTAGAGTTAATTCTGTTCCCTGTCTTTGTCTTTCAAGATTCATCGAAGAATAATAGACATTAGGATCTGGATTGACATCAGCACCGCTATTTGTCGAAAATTCAGGAAAACTACTTGTATTATTTTCTATATAAGTAACCATTCTTTCACGATAATAACTCGCAGTATTCATCACCTCTTCTCTTAAATGTTGAGCTTCTTCTGTAGATAATGCAGTTCCTGTTTCAGAAGTCTTGGAATAAATATTACCATTTTCTACTTTAAATCTAAGATATGGTAATGCCTGGTAGAGACTTAGTCCTGGAAGACAGTCCCCTATATAATCATCTACTAAAGTCTTATATGCTTCATTACCTGCATTTCCTAAAGTACCTGCTATAATTAGGTCTTTTAATTTTTGAGTTAGATCTGTTCCAAGAGAAGTCTCAATATAAAGCTTTTGAGCTTCACGAACAAACGGAAGTAAAATTGAACTATCGACTGCTAAATTTATTGCAGTAGAATCTTTTAATTTAGCTTCTGAGATGAAGAGTACGTATGACATATTATCTTGGTTTTAAAAATCCGTTGTTTTTCATTGTTTTTGGTGCTTTTGCTACTAGTCCACTATTTCTTTTTAAAGTGAATCCTTCACTAATTGCTTTTACATCTGATATTATTTGACTACTATTAATATTTTTAGTAGCTGCTCTTAATGATGCACGATACACCACTCTTTTGAAGTAATGATGGCAGTTGCCACCGCCCTTATATAGCCAAATTGAATAGGTATTTGCTCCACGTGGTCCCCACCCTGGATTTACTGCTTTTTTTGTTAATTGTAATAAATCTTCTTTTCTATATATCTTTTTAGCAGAAGACATTACTTTACAAAAATCTCTAGTTTCTCCTTCTTGACTTAAAGATCCATCTTTAGTATATACGTATCTTACTTTATAAAATTCATTATAAGATTTATTGACTCCATCCTGACTACTTCTAGCATTTGGTCTAGCAGTTCCAGTTCCTACTGCTAAATCTAATTTTTTAGCAGCTAATTTATTCAGCTCACTTTCAAAGTCAAAATCTTCGTGCTCATCATTTGCATTTTCTTCATCTAATAACTCCCATTCTTCTGGAATATCTTCTCCGAACTCTGCTATAAACTTAGATAATTCTGTAGCTTCTGAATGGTCCTTACAAGCCATATAAGACGTTTTCCCGTTGTATTCGTGTTCGTGGTACCCTTCACACCCTAAAGTCTTTGCGTGTGCTTCAGCTTCTTCTATTGTATCAAAAACAGGCTTACCATCTATATTACCAACTTTACTAAAGTCTTCTCTTACTTCTACATCTAATGGAGCATAGCCCATTTCTTCTCTAATTTCGTCTTGAGTTAATACACCTGCAAGATCTTGATTTGTGAATTTAGTTGTGATAGGTTTAAGCTGAACAAATTGAACAGGCATATCCATATCATTTACTTTAAATAGCTTATGAAGAGTCTTTAATATTTGCCCCTGATAGCCCTTAATTACAGTATTTAAATAAAAATTACTAGCTGCGTTTAGCTCGTCTGCATTGCTTGAGAAGCCATTAGCACTATCCAAGCCCATAAGTGTCTTAGAAGTCACCCTATGCCCTGAGAGAATGTTAGTAGTTAAAAGTTCTTGTAGTGCTAAATAAGTTTTGTCCAAATCAGAAGTACTTATTGGAGTTATTTCAGGAGTTCTAGTTTTATCATCTGAAAATGTCAATACAAATTTTCCAGCATTATCTTGAGAAGTAAATTTAGCTGCAAGACTTTGCTCTATTTGATAACGCTCATCTGCAGTAGGTATTCCATTTGCGAAAGAAATGAGGTAACTGCCTGAGAATCCGTTACTTATGTTATTTAAATGATACTCAGAAACACGAGAATCAATCAAAGCCCAGTTATTACAAGAGACATAATCTGGAGTATAATATGCGTTCATATTTGGACTATAAAGTCCTGTATATAATATTTGATTTGCTGAGGTTCTATCGTGAGTATTAAAAGCAGGAACTCTATAAGGTTTATTTGATCTTGTATTAGACCAATCAGAAGAAACATAGTATCCTCTTACTTTACCCATTTCATCAGGCTTTTCACACCTAATTTTCTCAACTCCAATATGATAAATTTCAGCAATTTTAGTTCTATCTTTTGACCATACAATATTTAAAGCATAAGCTCCCTGTAACTTGAAGTCAAAAGCCACCTTTTTTAGAACCTCGTGAAGAGTTTCATTACAATTTGCTCTATCTAAAAAGTGCTGAAGTCTTACTCTTGCATCTAAATCTCTATCATCTTCACTTTCTATAATGAGGTCCTCAGCAGAGATCATTTCAGCAGTAGCATTGATAATCGCAGCAGAAATACTACTTGAATAGTAAAGGTCAATAAGAAACTGAGGATAGAGGTTTGCCCATTCTCCATTTGCATCTCCATAATTAATCCAATCTCTACCTCTTGTCTCTGTTACTACTGGAGCAGTTGAAGTCTGTAATGCTACGCTTATAATGTTATCTTTCATAATTTGTTATTGTCCGTAATATATATAATTATCAGTATCAGGTGCTTGTCTCTGAGTATATTGTACTTGCTGAGTTCCATCTTTTTCAGTAAGATTCAAAATTCCTTTAGTTACTATTCCTTGTACTACTCCTTTATCATTAGCAGCAGGACTTAAAACATCAGTTTCTGTAACAGGAGCATTTCCAGATGAAACAGTAACAGTTCCTATCCAACTAACTTCATAAACTTCGTAAGTCCATTGACCAGCAGGAAGCATATTATCAGTAATCTGTCCTAAAAACATACTTGAAGCAAAAGCAGGAGCTATCCAAGTTAAAACAAAATGAGTATATCTTTCATAAAAAGATGCTATTGCAGGATATACATAAACTACATTTCCTTTCATATCATTAGTAAACTTAAATAAATATCTAATTTGAGTAGATGCAACGCTTGTATCTATTCTGTTATCCTCAGTACTTAAATAAGCTTGTATTGCAGAGTCCGTAAATCCTTGTATCATACTATATAATAGAAAAGATTGTTTTTTATTTGGTATAAAAGAAAAGGGCACCTGAAGATGCCCTGTCCTTATGATGAACGCTAGATAAAACTAGAAACTGTCGAGCAGTCACACCCTCATCAAGCTATAATTAGACTACCAATTATCACCCAGTTGTAGGGAATGTTCCAGATTCATTTATAAATCCTGCTTGATCCCAAGGTATATTCGTATAATCTTCTAAAAAAGCAAATGGTAAAGGTTCCATTCCATCAAATGTCAAAGTATATCCGTTTCTGTCCCCGAATGCTGCGCCAGAGTCCATAGTACCTGCATTTAATTCTAATCCATTAGTCATTCCTAAAGCAATGAATACATCGTGTCCATTAGCTAATTGTTGATTTAATTGAGCAAAAATTCTAACTTTAGTTGCTCCTAATAATTTAATTTCGTTTTGATCTTCTTTTGTAAGTTTATTTAATACAATATTTACAGTTGGAGTGTTATAAATAGTTCCATTTTCTCTCGATCCAACAATAGTATCCGTTATACTAGAAACACCAAGGGGCATAACATATTCATAAATAGTACTACCGTCCCAATCTATTGCATCAATTTCTAAAGGGTGTGTAGCATCATAAGTAAAAGATACATCTTTATCAAATACAGAGAAAAATATTTTTTTTACACCTCCACTGATTCTATTACAATCTAAGGATCTTCCACGTGTTAATAATCCACAAGCCATATTTTTATTTTTTTAAGGTTATAAAGTTGGAGGGCTTTTACACCCTCCTTCTCTGTTTTAATTTATTAAGACTGTCTTACTATATCAGCACCTACTCCAGTTTGTACACCTGCAGAGTATCTTGCTACCATTCTAATATTGTCCGAACCATCTAACTGACTCATATCTAGTAAGTTAATGCTAGTAGCGTCACTTAAAAGATCAGTTCCAAAGAATAAGTTTGACTTCTGAGCAATTACTACTTGATTAGCAACCATTCCAGGACATACAGCTATTTTATAACCGTTAAATACTGGCTCATAATCTCCGTTCATATTGTAAGCATTCACATATCCTAATGTAGATACTGCTTGTATGTAGAAAGAATAAGTAACTGGACTCATATATATATGTAAGTCTTCTTTTGGCATTACTGCTGCTGGTATTGCTGCTACTGCAGTTTGTAAGTTAGCAATAATGTTAGCTGCAGTATAAGCTGCAGTTGCTGCTGATTGTACTACTGTACCATCTTCTGCAGGTAGTAAGTAACCAATTACAGGTCCTACGAATCCATCAAATTGTCCGTTTACACCTACTGGACCTGCTGCTAAAGCTCTACCTCCCCATATTGACTCTTCAGTTGCGTTAGCAATGATTTCGCCCATATATGATATAACGTAGTCTTCGAAAGATGGTGGTGGTGGTGCTCCTGCTCCTGCTCTCATTTGTAAAGCTTCCCAAGAAGTCAAAAGAGTTTTCTTACACAAATCTAAATTGATTTGTAGGTTTTTAGGCTCTAAGACCTTCTCAGTAAGTGCTAAGGTACCATAGTCAGTAAAGTCACACGTAGCGTCTCTAACGACGTCTGTACCTGCCATACGTTGAATGTTACTTTTAAATTTGATGTTTTCGATCATTGTTAGATACTCTAACGATTTTGCTTGTCTAAGTGCCGCTGAGATATAAAATCCAGCTGCCTTCCCAGAAAATCCAGACGTA